TGGTGTTGCCGTTGCGGGTGATCGTGAAGTTGTTGGTAGACCCGTCTAAGAACGTGTTGTTCTGTGCGCCGTTTGTGCCATTTCCGGGCAACAACAACGTGGTGTATTCAAAGTATTCGTCGGCATTTGTGCCTACAGTTAAAGTTCCTAATGCACCGGCCCCAGCAACACCCGTTACAGCTTGTGATTTATTTACAGGCCAAAACCCAAGAGCTATTGCTCTGGCTACCTCATTAGGAGTAAAGACACCCCTATACGTCGTTGCCGTTGGCAAGTTATTGGAGCCAAGAACTCCACCATTAACACCTAATGCAACAGGCATTTATGACAAGTCCTCGTAAGAACACACCGCCTCTAAAGTGCTATTAGAAGCAGCGGTTAATCGTAAACTATCGTTTTCTTCTAAATACAACTGAGTTTCAGTCTTGCCAATAATAACCAATGACGAGTTAGCCGGAACAGTTGCCTGATAAATTAAATCAAACGCCGTTGTAGCATTTTTGTATACATCAACCGTTACTGTTGCCGTAGATCCTGTGATATTTGCGACAACTAATGTATTGATCTTCAGACACTTACCAGAAGCAGCAGCGTTACTTACAATCGCTGTTGCCGAAGTTGTTACCGCTAGCCCAGCCGTCTTTCCTGTGGCAGTCGTCAAATTAAGTAGATTCGGCGCAGCCATAGCTAGCCCCCAAAGATTATCGTTGTGCCATACGCTTTAGCGTTAAAAGTGGTTCTGCTTGCCGGTAGCGTTACAAATACGTTTTTAGTTCCGGAACTAAAATTGACTAGGCTTCCTGAATTACTGGAAGACAGCACCGTATCTCGTGACAACGTTGTACCAGAAGACGTATAAGTTCCGACCCCAACTTCCCAGTTAGAACCTGACTGGTCAGCTATCGTATAAAACGTCGTGTTGCCATTTCCTACAGCGGCAAACGATTGAAACCCTGTAACCGCACCAGCAAGTGTTACCGTGCCGGTGCCTGTGGTTGTCGTAGTTTCCTGTACACGATCAGCAATTACAAAAGCCACGATTATGTCGTCGCAAGTCTAAGTAAAGCGTTGGTCGTGTTATTTGTAGGCATTGTCAGCGTAAACGTACCAGCCGTAATCGTCTGTGAGCCAAACGTATGAACACTAACCGCTTTATTTGACTGAGTTGAGTTGTAAATCAAAACACAATCAAAAGCCGTAGAAAGCGTAACGCTGGTGTACGAAATTGACGCTGTAGGCGTAGTAAACGCTACCCCTGCCGTAGAAGAAGAGTTGGTTGCCGTTGGAGCATTCCATGCGGTAATAGACACCCCACCCGCTGTATAGTTTGTTCCAGATACTTCATTAGTAGCTGAATAAGCAGTGGTGGAAGCGTTTACAGTAGCCGTCGTCAAATATAGCGCAGCTTTAAATGTGTCTGCCGTAGACGTGCCTCTTGTTGGAGCAGTACCAAAATTATGAGTGGCTGTTAAAAGCTCACCCATAAACGAAGTACACATAGATTGGGTATTAGCCATGATATTTCCTTAAAAAGTTGCCACTTCTGCACCTGCAAATGCAGGCATTTGTTTCAAAGTAACGTTGGCAGAACGATGAACCAACTCACCCTCATGCCAATACTCTACCCATGTAGTGTATTCGTTATCGTTGTCGATGACACCTTCTTTTTTATCAAGAAGCGCCTCATCCATATCGCCTTTGGTTGTAAAGACTGTTGCCATGCTAGTCCATCCTTATCAAAGCATTTGTTGCTGAATTGGTAGGCATCGTAATTGTAAACTTTGTTGTCGTTGTTTTATCTGAACCAAAATCTAAAACAGCTATAGATCGATCCGCTTTGCTGCTGTTGTAAATTAAAGCACACCGCGCAGTAAATGAAGCAGGATCCCAAATCACATTATCAAAGTCTACAAACGCAACGGTCCCAGAAGAACTAACCGTTGTACCCGTTAACACTTTTCCACCTGCGCTATAACCAGTACCTGATACTTCGTTGGCTGTCGTGTATACCGTCGTGGCTTGGTTCAAATCAGCATTAGCCGTATACAAAGCAATCTTTAAAGTGTCCGTTAGAAGATCGTGAATGCCTTCATACAGTTCCACTTTAAAGCTAGTTGTTTGTCCTTGGACAATACTCATGACACCTGGACCCTAACCTGACCATCACGGTAAGCATCCATTCTTTGCTTACCGTCACCCAAGTTCTTCAGTAACGCTATCGATTGAACATATCGGTCTTTTGCTAATGCTACTAAATCTTGTTCTAACTTAAGGAACGTCGAACCTTCGTACAACGTAGCATTTAACAAGACCGAATCAAAGTTCTCCCCTAACCAAGACGTGTTGGCATCAACAATTGATTCTGGATAGTAGAAGTAATGAAGTTCAACACCATAAATTGCATCTGGCGTGGGGCCAAGAATGAAACTTAAATTATTAGAAATAACGCCACCATTTACGGTAGGACCAAAGATTGCGTAATGTTTTGGCCGACCAAGACCTGTACCCAAGGTTTTTGGATAGGCTTCTCTAATAAAGTTTACGTCTTTGTTCAACAAATAGTGGTATTCGTTATTTGCATCAATGATGGCTAAAGAATAAGCCGACAAGAAATCTGGAGGCGCGCTTAAGTATTGATTGCTTGCCTCAGTAACGCCTGTCATGTTTTTTCTAAAATACGAAACTTGTACAGTATTGTAGATACGTTGTTCCGCCTGACGGATCATCGTATTGATGTCCGCCGTCGTAAACGTGGTTTCTAGATAATCCTGAACCGCTGTAACAAGTTCCGTATAGGTCACGCCATTGGTCCTCTAGCCATTACACCTTTGGTGGCAGCTCCAGTACCACGGATTTTAATCCCCGTAGTCTTGATGTCCTTCTCGGGATACCCCGCTGTATGGACAACCGGAACTGGTTTAGGTTGTTTCAATACCTTTACATTTTTCATTTCATGCCTCGATACTTAAAAGAAGATTTCTTTTGATTAGCAACCTTAGCTAGGTTGCGTCCCATCTTAAGCATATCGGAATTTGTCTTTCCGCCTTTTGCTAATTTGGTCATTGGCTTGCCAGGATGCAAAGCCTTTTCATGTTTATGTACCGCAGTCTTTGCATCCATGATGCACTCCTATGTTAAAGATATCGTTACTGTACCAACAGCCGTGGCTGCGGCCAAGTAGTTTGGCGTTAATGGATTATCAAAAGCAGAAGCACCACCAACTGGACTCCAGCCCCATTGAATGTCTCGAGATCCGCCCGTAGGAACGCCGCCTGTCGAATTAGGTAACAACTCAAGACCATTGACTCCAGCCGTAACATAAGTTGTATCTTTACGTGGGTTTCTTACGGCCTGCGGATCATCCACAGGGAACATACCTAATAATAATTGCGGCTGATCGGGATCCCAACACTCATCACAAACCAACAGGTTGTACTTCTTTGTCTTAATGATTTCCGTACGAAGTTTTTTTAACTTGAACTGCTGGCCGCATCGATCACACATTGCAATCGAATTTTTTCCAGACGCAAATCTGTTACCCATATCCGCCACCTGACCCAATAAACTGTTGGCGTGGCACAAATCGTATAGCAGCTTTCTCTCGGTCTTCGCCTGCTGCTAAGTTGAATTGCTCTTCATAAGCCATCTTCAACATATCAACTCGAGATACAAGTTCTGGCTGTTTCATGGCAATGTAGTACGCCAGACCTGCTACTAAACATGGAAGGAAACGGAAGTTCATGTCCGCAGTCTGAATACCCGATCCTGCGTCTTGGACTCTTCTCATTCTCCAGTAGACAAACTGATAAGTCGTACTGTTGTCTGGCGTAGGCCAGACTGTTACCGCCGGAAGGTTGGGGTTATAGATCGTTGCCCCTGCTGTATGGCTCGCCGCCGTGGTCCCATTTTGTCCACGAACCACACCACCTAGTGAATTACCATCTAACCACTGGTACAGAATGTCTTCACTATCAATACGAACAAACCCTGCGCTTGGAAGACTCGCCGTTGAACTAAGCGTAATTGTTGTGGTTGTCGAGTTAATTGTTGAAGACAACGTCGCATTAGCAGGGGAAACTTGTCCCGATAGCCTTTGAATCCACACCTGAATAGGACGCGCCTGCTGTAACTTATTAGGGATGGTGGCGTAGGTTGAAACGCTAATCCTGGTAATCGTTAAATCAGCCTGAGTCGATGAAACGTTCTGACCTGTACGGATTACGTGTTCAAGTAAATCTATCGTATCTGTGGGTAATGCATACGTATTTACGCCTGCTGTCAGGGTGATCGTTCCCTGATCAATAGTCCACATATTAATGCCACGGTTCTGCCACTCAATAGTCATCAGATTCATAGAACGCCGTGCCGTACGGAGGTCATAACCAGTCCGCATCTCTCGGCCAGCCCTCTCCCACGCTTCTTCAGCGATCTCTGTGAACTCTGGTGAAAAACCAGTTGAACCGCTAGTGGTCATCTAAATCTCGCAGTCTTAGCGGCAATTTTTGCCGGTTGCTTAACAAACTGTTTTCCTGCGCTTTTTCCAGCTCGTTTTGCTCTTGTAGTCGCAGCATACTCTGAAGGTGTAAGAGACTTAATTGCCGCCTCCGGGAGATATCGTTCGCCAGTTGCTTTTGAACCCTGTGTGCTAGGTTTGCCACTGCGTGTCCCCCACTTTTGGTCAGTCCAATTCTTCAGACTTTGCTGCGGTGCTTTCACTTCATCTTCTTTAACGTCTGAGCCAGCCTTGCTCGTTGCCCCATTTTACCGGGAGCCTTTGCTGCTTTAGCTAACTTACTTGCGGGAATCGGTTTATCGCCTTTGACGCCTAACGACTTACGCAAAGCGCCAGGTTTCTTGATGGCTTCTTTAATCCACTTACCACCTTTAAACCCCGGAACACCACGTCCTTTTAATACATCAGCACGAGTTACCTTGCCATCATCATTAAGATCCGGAAAATCCTTAGTCACGGTAACCTCCGCCTTTTTGCTTGTACTTCATAGCAAGCATTTGTGCTTTGCGAGCTGACCACTGCCCAGGCGATCCGCCTTTGCCACCAGCTTTTATGCTGTTGAACAATGCTTTACGCATCCCCGGCTTTGTGTAGTTTCCTGCTTCGTTGACACGAGACTCACCGCCTTCTGCAAAAACCATAAAGTCCGTATCGTCTCGACGCTTCTTACGCCGAGCCGTGGGCATCTTTGAGGGCATGATTGCCCCCATGCCACGAGAAGCTAGCATCTCAGCACTTACCGCCGTAGTTCATCTTTTTAACTTTACCACCAGCCTTCATGCCGGTAGATCCCTTCATGGTTACTTCCATGCCACGGGTCTTACCTTTCTTGGCAATACCATCAGCAGCTTTATGACCAGCAGCAAGACCGCCAGCAGCATAAGCCTTACCACCGCGCTTCATGCCCTTCATCTCTTCCATCTCATGTTTGATCATGGACTTTGGCGCGCCTTTGGCTTTCATAAAACCAACTTCTTTCTTCATCATTGCTTTGGGTTCTTTCATTTCACCACCATCCTTTTTAGTGAACTCTTTACCAACAGACATTGGAACACCAACCTTCTTGGCAAACTTAGGGTTATGCGCCACTGCTTGCATAAACTTTTCTTGTTTGTCACTTACAGTAGGCATTACATCTTCACCATAGTACCTTTGGTCTTGCCACGTTTAGCGCAACCGTCAGCGCGGCTAGAAGCAGACCCGCCTTTGGAATACATCATGCCGCCACTCTTTGCGGTCACAACTTCTTCGCTCATCATATCCATAACGCCCATATCCGCCGTCTTGGGTTTGGGTTTTGGTTTTGGTTTGGGTTTCTTTGGAGCAAGACGTGGATCGTATTTTGACGTTTCCATATCTGGAGGGCTAGGTACATTATTTACTATCGCCATGATCATCCTTTCTTTGCGAGGGCATCAATTTTTGCTTCAAGCCGTTCAAAGCCTGAGTCAAATCTTTCCATAATCTTTTCAAGGTCTGCACGAACTTCTGCGCGAGTGATGTGATCACGAGCAATCTCCTCTCGTGTTCGATTCAAGAGAATCTGGATGCGTTTTTGTTCATCAGAAGAATTCTTCAGCATGAACATCACCAGCCCCACTAGAAACGAAGTGATTAGGTTCCACAGAATGATCGGGTCCATTTAGCACTTCCAAGCTTTTAGCGACAACGCTTTGCGCGTTGGTCGCCCTTTTTCATCTTTCATTGGCCCAGGCATCCCACTCATCCTTGCACAAAAAGACTTACGCCGGTTAGCATCTTTTTCGGTTTTTGGGTTTGGAGCGGGTGGTTTGAGTCCGGGTTTCCCCGGATTAGCTGCGTTATACGAAGCTCTGCCTTTGGCATTCAAACCACCTTTTGGGTTTTTGCCTTCCTTGCGCTGCCATGCAGGAGACTTAGCCATAGAAGATCGTAACGCTTGCTATGTTAGTCAAGCTTGCGTAGATGTCGGTCGTGAATCGAACACCTTCGCCAGGAACTAATGTGTAGAAAGAATTAGGATTTGAATTAGCAGGGATGTCAATTTCAATCAAAGTCGTCCCGCTAGAACCACCATTTTTCAATAACAACGTTCCGGCAACACTTGCCGTAGCGCAGATTGAAAATCCTTTAACACGAGCAGGCGCAGCATAAACGGTTCCAGATGCGTTTAGATGCGCCGACTTAACGTCATATTGCATTGCCATGACGTACTCCTAATTAGGCTGCGGTCGTGATAGCAGTCCAAGTCGTAGCACCGTCCGTATTGATGTAGGCGCGAGTACTGGTCGAAGACCCATCAGTGCGGAGATATAACGAACCTTGTGCCGCTGACACAGTTGGCGCGCCAGAACCTACATAAATACCAAGCCCTGCGGTAGAGGAAGCGAGAAACGCTGCCATGCCGCCAGCAGTAGGAGCAGTTCCGCTATCAGCGGTTACATTACCGGTAGCAGAAAGCGAAGCGACAGTAGTAGCAGCAGCAAACGTTGCGTCAACAGTGACAGCACCCGTCGTGCTATTAACTGAAATATCTTGGAATCCAGCAACCGATCTTACTGGACCAGTGAATGTGGTATTAGCCATTTAATCCTCACATGCGATACGGTGTATTAGTCTGCATGTTCGTCAGCCGGGACTGTCTAATACACCGGATAACCCCGGAATAGTATGTTTGTATCAGTTTCTATGGGTGGTGTCAATTAACTTATTTGACTTTAAAAGGTTCTCTTGCTGGGGGATAACTCGCAAGTTCCATGGTACGTGCAGCCCACATACAAGTTCAGATCTTAGAGGAACAATGTGATCTACAACATATTGTTCGCCAGTGGTCTTACTCATAGTTATTGCAATTTGATATATCTGCCGAATCTCAGACTTTTGTTTTCTGCTTAACCACTTTGGCGTTGCTAACCTATGTTTTCTTCGCCTTGATTTGGTATCTGCACGAACCCATACAACGTTTTTTTCTTTCCATGCTTTTTGATATACACGCTTAACTTCTAGAGGACGTGTAGCAGCAGCTTGAATCACTTGTTCGCGATTGATTTCATACCATGCATTTTTTCTTTCTTTAACATCATCTCTTTTGTTGTACTCCCGGAAGTAATCTGCGCGTTTTTCTGCTGCCTCTTGCCACTCCACCTTTAAGCAGTCAACGCATGACCCTTTTGTTTTGCGTGGTGCGATATGCCCATGCTTGCACGGCTCGCCTGTGAAGTAATACTTGGCTCCTGAATCTTTGGCTTCTTTGCGGGTTTTGGGTAGGTTCGTGGTATCCATTTTATCTCCTGTGACTTAGTAACAGGTAATGTACCACAGTTATGATAGAAAACAAAAAACCCCGCCGAAGCGGGGTTCTCTGCGCTAAGTGCTTGATTTACATCAAGCTCCGGGGCTTCCGAAGATACCGAGCGGATCGCTCACTCCAAATGAGTAGCGTTCACGACTCTTGTAACGAACGTTTCCGGTGTCGAAGTCTCCATCCATTGACGTACTCAACGGTGTCCGCACGAAGTGCTTAAGTCCGTTAGGAACATCGGTGGTGAGGAACCAAGCGTTGGTGTCAGTCAAGAAGTGATTGACGGTGTAGCCTTCAGGGATTGAACCCATCATCTTCAACGCGTTCACATCGTTGTCTGCTGTAGCCACACGAAGCTCGGTTTGCAGCAAGCGGGTTGCTGTAAACATGAGATTCGGAGGAACAACCAGCTTGCGTGGCTTGGCTGCGATCAACAGACCACGTTCGTCCGTCCACCCTGCGATTTGAATAACGGCGTTTTCCAACGACGTTTCGTTCAAGTCAGCAGCGGTAGAAGGCGTGTTGCTGTTGGTGCCACCAGAGATGAGCGGATGAGCTGTCGAGAACAGAGGCTGTCCGTCACCATAGGTAACGACGGAGTTAAAGCCGTTGTTCAAAACTGCTGCTGCCTTCACCTGCTTGGTGTAAGCCATGGCACGAGCCAATGCTTTGGTGTAACGCGACGACAGGCTGTCGTACAGGTTATCTTCCACGGCCTCTTCGGTGATCGAAAAGCCCATAGCAATGGTTTCGTGGTTGTACCTTGCGGTCCATGCTTCTTGTGCGTTGTCATAAGCAATCGCACTGCCTTCCGGTTTGACCGGAGCGGCACTAAAGCCAGACAGCTTGGTTTCCTCTTCGAAGCTGCGTTCAGAAGATTCAGTTTCGTAAATCTCCTTATGCTCTTCGCCATAACGAGCATACTCCAGACCGAACAATGCATTCAGGCCGGGGAGAAGCTCTTTCAGTAGTTGCGCGCGTGAAATAGCCATTTAAATTTCCCCTTAAACGCCAGTTGCGAACTGGTAGCTGTGGTAGCCTTGGTTCCACTTGACGAGGACTTCTGGGTAACCAACGAAGGTTACTGTCTGTCCTGCGGCCAAAGTGATTGCCGAAGCTAAAGTCACCGTCGTGCTGTTAACGTTTGTCACGTAGTTGTATGAACCACTACGGAAAGCGCCAGCCGTTGCAGTCGGTGCAATGATTTGCATACCTGCTTGCAAACCAGTTACTGCCGCCGTCAACGTGAGGGTGGTCGAAGAACCCGAAGTACTTCCTACACCGGTAAGGGTATAAGCTGTCTCAGGTACAACTGCAACGATACGGAAGGGAAGCGCAGTCGTAACACGCTTATTACCAGTACCGTTTGTTGGGTTGTCTGCCGAAACGGCCATGGCTGAATTACCCGTGATGCTACTGCCGGCAGTGCCAGTAACTGCATACACGTTTGTCCCAACCAAACCAGTTGAAGCATAACCAATCGTCGTTGCTGTGTTAGATACAGAACCCGATTGTCCAACCATGGCAACCTTGAAGACTGCCGAAGGATCATCCACAACATAAGCTACTGCGTCATTGGCTGCGGTTGAAGCAGGCCAATACTGAGCAAACAGCTTTTGTCCGGTGGAAGGATTGGTATATGAGCAACCTACAAATACCCCGATTTGACCGGCGCGAGCCGTTGTCGTGGTAGAAGTAGACATACCCGTGATGTTGATTGCACCACCCGCAAGCTCAATCAGGTCACCATTAAAGATGCTGGTTGAATAAGCGTAGGGGATGGGAATCTGACGAGTGGCTCCAGCATAGGGTAGGCCGTTTAACTCATTAATCGGCACAAAACCAAATGCGGAGCTTACTGTGGGATAAGCCATCTTTAACTCCTAAGTTTAAGAAGCTCCACGTCCGAAAGTGACTTTGCTTTGCCGATCTTTAAAGAGTGGCATTCTCGAGTCATTTTCTCGCATGAAGTTGTTGTCTACAGATTGCATTTGAGCATCAGTTTGTTTCTGATAGAACTCATTGCGTTGACCAACCATTTCAGAAGGTGTTTTGCAAAGCAACAGACCACCGATCTCAATGCTGTCTGGAAACCGCAAGGTTTGGCCAGCCATCATCTGGATTTCAGGATGCATCGAAGCTTTAACAGGTTCCCAGCCTTCACGTAACTTGGAAGAAATGTGACGTGGATCAGCCTCACCCAAAGTGCTAATACGAATCCAACGAAAGTTATACCCTGGCTCCGGTGTCGGATCAGGTAATAACTGCGGCGGCATCCACTTCTTTGGACGTTCTACCGTTTCCCTTGATTCGCGTTGACCTCGTTCTTGCTTTTCCATTTCAATTCCTTTGTAGTTTTGCCACTTCGAGTGCGTATACCTCAATCGGTATCTTGTAGCGATTGGCATAATCAACCTGTTTTTGTGTCAGCTTTACTTTCTTAGGAGTAACGCTGCGCGTAGCAGGTGCCACATTTGACTTTACTGACCGTCTAGGTGTTTCCTCGGCGTCAAAGTATTCCGGGAAAACTTGTCTCATACGAGTGTTTAATTTCTCGTAGTACTCATCAGACGATGCATCGACGCCTTGCTTAATAAGCTTGGAGTGATACGCCAAGACAAACCCTGTCATTTCATCGTCTGAGCCAAACCAAGGATTATCCTTTTTCCATGACTCGGCTTTAGGATCAACCTTCGGTGCCTCAATATGTACTTCTTTTTCAGGCTCTTGTCTAGTCGGCTTAAAGTTATTAACGCGTTCTAACTTTATTTTGGCTGACGTTAACTCCTCTTGGGCCGTTACTAAACGATCACTGTCGCCAGATTCATACGCTTCTTTGTATTTCCTCTTGGCGTCTTCAAGTTCGTTGCTAACCGTTTTTTTGGCTTGCTCAAGTAAAGCTTGTTGCCCTTCAGATAAAGAACTCTTAAGTTTCTTATTCTCTTCGGCAATAGCCTGGGCTACGCGAAACGCTTCATCCTTTGCGCGTTCTGCTTCTTCGGCTCGCTGTTTCTCTGTCTTGTATCCTTTATATAAGTGATCAATCCTTTGTTTGACTTTTTCGCTGTACTCTTTGACTTCAAAGTCATCTAAAGGCTTAGGATCTTCTCGAAGTTTGGAGTGCTTAGGCTTTTCGTCTTCGACAATCTCAACCTCAACATCACTTTCAACTTCAACTTCGATCTTCTCTTCTTTCTCATCTGGAAACTTATAGTCTTCGTTCATACGTCCTCCTATGCTCTTGAAATACCGCGTGGATCTTGAACGACAGCTTCGACTGAATCATCGTTAATGATCCTGAACTCTTTGCCGTGAATTTTGATCCTGGTCCCGGTGTTAGGACGGACAAGTACAAAATCTCCTACCTTGCATGAAGGCCCACTAGGGAAACGAGTCTTATCTTTATAAGCGTCTGGCCCTAGCTTTACTACAAACAACACAGGCGATAAGACTTCTTCGTAGTACATCGTTGACCCAGCTTTAACCAAGCCACTGTCATACTCATCATCTACTTCTGGTAGTACGCACAACACATGGTATGTAGAAGGTTCAGGCAACTGCTTGGCCTTTTCTTCTGCCGACTCTGGCAACGTGGTTGCCGATTCTCCGTCTTGGGAGATTAATAACTCACTCATCTTCAATTTCCTTTGTACGACTCGCAAGGTCTTGCACTTCTATCTGCGCGGATCGTAGACCCCGGATAACGCCGCACAGTTCCCGATACTCGGCGTAATCTTTTGCCGAGCCGTTGCTCAAAGACTCATTCAAATTAAGAATGCGTTCTTGTAATTTGTGATGCAAATGTTCAAATATATCCATGTTAAATCCGTTTGAACGTTATATGGTCAATACCTGCAGCTTTTCCCCATACTCTTATGTAGTTGCATATTGGGCGTTCGTTACACTCTTCACATTTTTTTTCTACGCTTGTTGTGTTATCACCATGGTTACGATAAAAATACAGAACTTTTGGTAAGTGATAACACGGCATTTGTTCTGCAATTTGCATAAATAAATCCCCGTCTTCACAGCGGTTTAATTGTGTATTAAACCCAGAAGTTTTTATATATGCAGACTTTCTGTACATACCAAAATGACGCCAGCCATGTTGATAAAGTTTTTTGGCGTCATATGTTTTGCTTTGTGCGTAACTTTCTACTTCATCTTTCCTATTAATTTGTGCAAAATCAGAATAAATTAAACCGACATCTGGTTTCTTTTTAAAACATTCAATCATTTCCTCTAATGCCCACCGTTCTAACATATCGTCAGAATCAATATGGCCTATTAATTCGCCATCAGATGCATCAACAGCTTTTTTCCTTGTAATACCTATACCTTGATTTTGATCATTCTTTAAAATCTTTATTTCTGGTTGTTTATATAAAGCGCCAACTAATTCGTAGGAACCATCTGTTGATCCATCATCAACAATTATTAATTCCCAGTCCTTATGAGTTTGCGCCAATACGCTATCAACAGCGCGTTTAACAAAGGCCGCGTTATTAAACAGCGGCATGATTAAAGATACTTTCATCTGTTATTTAATTTAGTTAATACATCAGCTTTTAGTTTCTTATCAAAGTCAGACGACTTAGCCGCTATACGCTGCTGTTCTTTTCTAGCTTCAACTGCGATACGCTCTTGTTCAACCTGTAGTCTGGCTTGTGCAAGTGCAATATCTGCCTGGTCTTTAGCGGCTTTTCTTTTTACTTCCTCAGCTTTGATCTGTAGTTCTGCTTGTTGCATTTGAACCATGGGATCTTGTGCCGCTTGCTGGGCTTGTGCCTGATATCTCAACTTCCACATCTTCTGGCAGTTTTTCATTAGGAGGTGGTAGAGGAACACCAATTCGTTCCTCAATTTTCCTTCTATAGAGGAACGATAGGTGTTCTGCGACGTGAGCCTGCACCGCTGACCCTATTTGTTGGGCCATGGGGTTCTGACCGATCATTTGTTGGATCATTGGGTCTTGAATAAACGACATATGTGTCGCTATATGCGCGTCATGATCCTGATAAATGAACGCTTTGGTGGGTTCTATCCGCAAAAACGCCATATTTTCTGACACAGGGTCTTTTGGATGCTGATCTTCAGGCAAAGGAACCAATTTATCGGCGTTTTTTACCCCTAAAACTTCGATCATTTGCCGGTGTAACTGGGGTAAATCGTAAATTTGGGGTGCTTGTGAGGCTAATTGGATCACTGCTTGGTACTGCATAATCCGTTGAGCCATCGTTGCAGCGTTAGGATCACTCACAGGGATGATATCGACGTGTTCGTAGTCCTCTTGCTTCGCTTTTCTATTACCTCCCTCGGGGATATAGGTGTATTCCTCTGGGGTATAGTCCCTAATAATGTCCCGTAACAGCTTAAATTCTTGTTTCATCGACGCATGGACCCGTGCTTGCACGGCACTCATGGTCTTTAGCTGTCGTTCTAAGAGGGCTAAGGTCGTTCCAACAGGAGCCTGAGACGACATATCACTGACTTTCATGTCAGCAATCGAACCTAAACGTCTTCCTTCTTCACTAATCCTATTTAATAAACCAGCTAAAACTTCAGACGGTTCCTTATAGGGGAGCGTCATGATGTTATCTTTAATAGCGCCGCTGGGTACGTCTACGTCTCTAAATTCTCCCGGTGCAATCGGGGTGTCATCACCTTTAACTCTTAAACCTCGAGCCTTTAGACCGCCGGGTAAATTAGATAAAGTACCCGCATCGACTAATTGCCTGATTAACATTGTCCCTGCTCGAGCATACCCACCAATTAAATGGATATACCCAAAGCCATAAGCGCCAAATCCAGGGACATAATCGTACTGAACTAAGTGCTGGCGCTTCTTATATAAATGATCTCCCTCTCGCCAGTTACGATAAATAGATAAAACTTTATTAGTACCCTTATCAATGCTAATAATATAAGGCACCGCTATGTCGTCTTCTTCTTCATAGCCGGGAATATTAAGATCTGCTTGTATCTCACAAATAAGATACCGGTCGTCATCATTAATAGAAAACCCTGTCTCTTCGGCTTTCTTTTCTTCAATATCATTAATGACTTTTAATGGTTCACCTAGATCAACATCTCTATAAAAACCTTTAACCTGTAAACGGTGGATATCGTTTTTAGTCTTACGCATCATATGCGTAACACGTTCCGCTGTTCTCGCACCTGAAGCGCCGTAAGGAATAATGACATCTTCAGCCGGGATAAATATAGAAGTCTCGCGTCCTAGATTAGGATCGTAGTAAACCTTCTTAAAAGCAGCGCCGCTTAGACCTAAATTAAATAACATCCTTTCGTGTTCAGGTCTGTATTCTGGAATGGTTTCTGTTAAACGATAGTTCATATCGTCTCGGACACGTTCTGCTGAGTCTTCTTTTTCTTTTGTTATCTGTCCGATAATTTCAGTTTTAACTGGACCTTGTGCAGGGAACGTTTCAATAATCATTTCTGATTGAAACCTTACCGCCGCTTCAGTTAATAGGGTAGAAAATACACCACAGGCACCATTCCAAGGTTCAGTCCGCTCTTCATACTTCATGCCTAAAACTTCTAAGCCTTTGACATACATATCAACCCAGTCTTTTCTTGAGTGGATATCTGCGTCTACTTCACCCATTAAATCTGATGCCAGTGTTTGAAGTTCTGACTCAGACATATATTCCGCCAGGTTAGCGTCAAAGTCTTCTGCCGTTTCGTCACCTTGCTCTATTACAACCTCTAATCCATCCATACCAATCGTTACGGATTCAGGATTTTCAATTTCAATTTCAATCGCTGAGTCATCAGACATTAACGGCTCGAGGGGCTTATCTAACATGATCTATCCTTAGTAATAGGCTTTGCGTTTAAATGTTTGCGGTTCGTCTTCTTCATCAGAAGCCAGTCTTAAAAAACCGCCTTGTCTGAATCGTATCAGTGCCTGCACACTTGAGTCTACGAGGTCATCATGCTCTGCGTTAGGAAACGCCGCCATCTGATCAGCAACCTCATCAGCCCATCGTGTCTCAGGTCGCCAGACCTTACCTGATCGAAATAAATCAGATACAGAATTAATCCTCACAAACTTATCATTTCCCCTC